AAATAAATAATGTAAGTGCGAGACCATGACGTGGTCGATCGGCAAACAGGCGTAGACCTGTGCCACGTTGGAGTGGTGAGTTTGTTAGATGTTGAACTCGGTGCGAGCTAAATTAGTTTTGAATGTAATTTCAGCGAACGGCTAACGGAGGATCCGTGACTTCGAGGAAGTTGTTATGTCTTTAGTATGAATGTCACCCGCGAACGAAAGTTCCCCTCACGGGTAGGTTGGTTGAAGTACGCTTCGAATAGTAGTGATTTGGCAGGTTAAAGAAACCTAATCAAACTATTTCCCACTTGCATCAGGGTCAGCTGCATTAAAAAATAAAAAAATTAATTTATTAATTCGTTTATTTTTCATGTATAAATTGTTTTTAATTAACTTGTCAATTAGTCAACATGTAAACTATTAAAATAAAAAAAATTGAAAATATTTTTAGATAAATGCTCTATTAAGGATATTTGGGCGTGATCTCACACAGGAGTCACCGGTTATGGTCAGAAGCAGTCATCTTGAGAGTATCCAAAGGATATCTTGACTAGAGAATCTGTTATATGACACAGGATTTCCCAACCAGGTTCTACTACGAGAACTAACGGGCACACCGTGTACTGACATGATGACTCTTGGACCCCCGTTCATGAAGTCGCTGGAGGTATGTGAAATTTGTAACTTTTGAAAAGCCAGTCAACATGACAAAGTTACCATCGTTTAACGGTCGATGTAGTAAGGATTAAATGCCTTGCTTAAAGAGGTTTTACAACCTTACCGAGGGGCGTAGTATCCCCTAAAATAAATAATGTAAGTGCGAGACCATGACGTGGTCGATCGGCAAACAGGCGTAGACCTGTGCTACACACACAATATGGATGTGTTATGTGGTGAGTTTAGTCAGATGTTGAACTCGGTGCGAGCGTCTTGGTTGAGGGGCCTAATTATGGCAAATCAAAGATAGCGAACGGCTAACGGATTGTCCGTGACTTCTAGGAAGTTGTTTGTTGCCTTAGTACACAAAGTTTTCCGTGAACGCAAGTTCCCCGCAAGGGTAGGTAAATTGAATGTACGCTTGAATAGTAGTGATTGGTGTGGGAGAAAAAAAGATGCCCTATCAAACTATTCCCCATTCGCATCAGGGTCATCTGCGTCAAAAAATAAAAAAATTAATTTATTAATTCTTTTATTTTTCATTCCTCTTCGTTTATAAAATATTATAATAATATAATAATATATAAATATACTATATGAAGTTATTAAATATAACTGACAAATATAATAAAATAATAGATAATTTATATATAGGTAATCATCAATCAGCAGTTGATAATGATTTTATTAATGATAATAATATAAAGTTAATTGTAAATTGTACAAAAACTTATGAATATCCAATACCAGACGAACTACAATTAATTCGATTAAATATAACTGATTTTAATTCACCTGAAAATAATATAATTATTACAGCTAATATTGATAAAATTCTAGAAATTATACATATATATTTAACATCAAATGAAGGAGTTCTAGTACATTGTCATATGGGACAACAAAGAAGTGCTCTAGTAGTTGCATGTTATTTAATGAAATATAAAGATTTAAATCTAAAGGATGCAGTTAAAAAAATAAAAAAGAAAAGAAGATTTGCTTTTTTACCTAATGCAACCTTTATGGATTTTCTAGAATATTACGAAATTGAAATTCAAGAAGAATAAAAAAAATGAAATTATGACAATATAAATATATACTAATATACATATAATATCATAAAATGAGCAAATATTTAAAAGATTTTTTAAAAGATCACAATAAGTTTATTGATACTCAATCTACAATTATTTTAATTGAATTTGCAACATATAGTGCAAATCAATATCATGCAGGAGAAAGTGTTATAAGTGATAAATTATTTGATGAACTTTATGATGAAATTAAAAAAAGAGATCCTAAAAATGAATTCTTTAAGAAAGTTGGATTTGAAGCGACTAAGAATAAAGTAGAATTACCATATTATATGGGTAGTATGGATAAATTAAAGACATCTGAATTAGACAAATTAAATAAATGGTCTAAGAAATTTAATAAATTTGATTATGTAATTATGGACAAACTTGATGGTATATCTGGTCTTTTTGTTAAAGAAGGTAATGAAACAAAGTTCTATACTAGAGGTAATGGTACAGTCGGTCAAGATATTACATATTTAATTAATACTGTACCAGATCTAAAAAAAATATCCAAACTTAAGGAAGATATTGTTATACGGGGTGAAATTATTATTTCAAAGAAAAAATGGTTAAAATATGAAAAAGAATTCAGTAATGCACGTAATATGGTATCAGGACTAGTTAATTCTAAATCTATTAATACAAATATAATGAAAGATATTGATTTTGTAGTTTATGAAATTATGGAACCACGTATGAAGATGTCAGAACAAATTAAATATCTCGAAAAAAACAAAATTAATACAGTTTATAATGAGATCTTAGATAAAAAAGATCTTGATTTTGAAATGTTAGATGAAATATTAATTGATCGTCGTGAGAGTTCTACATATGAAGTTGATGGAATTATTATTATGGATGATAATCTAAATGAAGTAAATTATGAAGGTAATCCAGAGTTTGCATTTGCATTTAAAGATGCTTCTGAAAAATTAACTGCAGATGTAGTTGTAAAAGATGTAGAATGGAACATTTCAAAAGATGGTTATATTAAACCTAAACTAATCCTAGAACCAACTAAATTATCAGGAGTAGTAATATCTAATGCAACTGCATTTAATGCAAAATATATTATTGATAACAAAATTGGACCAGGATCAGTTGTAAAAATTATTAGATCTGGTGATGTAATTCCACATGTTTTAGAAGTTCTAAAGACTGCAAAAGTTAAAATGCCAGATGTAGAATATGAATGGAATGAAACTGAAGTAGATCTAATTGCAGTTGGTGATAAGACTGATAATCAAATTATAAAAGAATTAACATTTTTTGCAGATAAGATGGATATTGCAAATTTAAGTGAAGGATTAATTAAAAATTTTGTTGAAAATGATATTGATGATATCTTCAAGATTATAAATATTAGTAAAGCGGATCTACTAAAATTAGATGGATTCAAAGATAAACTAGTCAATAAGATATATGATAATATTCAAACTGCTATGGAAAATGCGACTCTTATACAATTTATGAATGCTACTAATATTTTTGGTCATAATTTTGGACACAAAAGGTTAGAAAAAATATGGAAACAATATAATAATAATTTTATTAAATTTATGAAAGATCATACTAAAGATGAAATTAGTAAAGAAGTCATCAAAATAGACGGATTTGATGAAATTACTTCTAAACAATTTAGTGAATATATTCATGAATTTATAAAAGTTTTTGAAAAGATTCCTAAAAAATATCAAAAAAATATTATTGATAATTCAGAGGTAAAAGAAGTGTCTGATAAATTTAAAGGTAAGAAATTTGTATTCTCTGGTTTTAGAAATAAAGAATGGGAAGAATTTATTACTGAAAATGGAGGAGAACTAAGTAGCAGTGTCTCTAAAAATACATCTTATTTAATTACAACTAAAAAAGAAGCAGATGAAGGATCAAATAGTAAAGTTGTTAAAGCTAAAGATCTAGGAATTGAAATAGTTACTAAAGAGGAATTTGATGGGAAATTTATGTAAGATTAAGAATTATTTTATATTTTTATTATATATAAATAAAATATATTTTATTTATGCATAATATAATTAATACTACGTAGAAGTTTAACTTGCTTTATCAACTAATTTTTTATGCCCTTCTACAATCTTTTCAAATATATCCATATTTTCTTTTATAAATGGTTTCACTTTTTCAATTACATTATCAAATGTTATATTTTGTATATCTTGATCAGTTTTATATATTTCTTTATACATTATTGAAAAATCTTTATGTCCTTCAGTTAAATCTAATCCAAAATCTTCTGCTAATTTAAATAATTCATCTTCTGTTGGTGCTTCTATTTCAATATATCCGGGTAAACCAGGATAGTGATCAAATATTAATTCAGCTTCACCAATTTTATAAATTTCTCTTACCTTTTCATTTATAAATTTTTCTTTTAAACCTATTTTTTTTAACATAATACGCATCTCTTTAAAATCACTAACAATTACTTCATTTTCTAGATCGTAATCATCTGTTTGTTCTTTGATTGTAAATGTTACACGGAATCCTTCATCTCTTAGTCTTATTCTTTTTATTGGTGCATTACGCTCGTATTGTATTATCTTAAAGAAAAATATTCCTTTTTTAATCGCATTAAATTCTTTTAATCTTCTTTCTATTTCTAGTCTATCAAAATTAAAAAATCTTCTTTCAATTTCCTTACTCATATATTGTGTATATATATTATATATTATAAAATATAATATATAAATTTAATAATATTTATATTTTATTATATTTATTATCTATCTATTATCTATCTATTATCTACTTTTTCAAGTAATTTTTTCTGACCTTCAATAATTACTAACATTTCTTCTTCATTTTTAGTTATATACTGCTTCATTAAATCATGTACACTATCAAAATTTAAAGGTATATTTATCGGTCTTACTTTAGTAATTCCATATATTTCTAAGTATAAATCGCCTGCATCCATTTGTTTTTCTCCTAATACCAATCCTAACTTTTTTGCGAGACCAAATAATTCTTCTTCAGTTGGAGATTCAATTTCTATATAACTAGGTAATCCTGGATAATGATCAAATACTAATTCAGATTCACCAATATTATATATTTCTCTAATTTTTTCTAATGAATAATTTTCTTTGAATCCTATTTTATTTAACATTATTCTCATCTCTTGATAATTTGATATATTAACTTCATTTTCTATATCATATGATCTTATGTTACCTGTTTGTTTTTCTGTTTGTTTTTCTGTTTGTTTTTCTGTTTGTTTTTCTTTAATGGTAAAAGTTATTCGATGGCCCTCATCTCTTACTCTTAAAGTATTGTACGGAGCAGGCGGATAAAAATTAACAACTTTAAAATGATACATTCCTTTTTTAACACCACCATATTCTTTAATCCTTTCATTTAATATTTTACGATCAAATGAAAAAAATCTTAATTCAATTTCTTTACTCATATATTATATATTATATATAAGATTTATTATATATATAAATATATATGTACTTGCATACAATTAGTTTAGTAGGTCTAAGACCAACAAATGAAGATGCTGAATTCTTTTTATTAAATCTTGATAATAATGATAAAAACAAGAGAAATATAAACTTATTAGGAATTTTTGATGGACATGGCGGACCATTAGTTAGTAAATATTTAAGTGAAAAACTTCCACCATATTTTTATGATAAATCAATTGTTCCAACAGATATAAAATTAAATTCTACAAAATATCATAAATATATTAAAAAATTATTCGATTTTATTCAAGAAAAAATTAGAAATGAAATTAAAGAATCTAAAATGATGGGATCAACTGCTTTAATTGCTCAACTTTATAAATCGACGACAAATAGAAAGAGACTACAAGTAATTAATATTGGAGATTGTCGTGCAGTATTATGCAGTAAATATAATATTGGTATTCCATTAACAAAAGACCATAAACCAAATTCATTAGAGGAATTTGATCGTATTACTGCAATAGGGGGTATCATAACTCAATTACCAAATGATGATCCTAGAATTGGTGGATTATCTGTATCTAGATCAGTTGGAGATATTGATACTAAACCATATGTATCGCATTCTCCTGAAATATTTGACTATGAAATAGATCCTTTAGATAAGTTTTTAATAGTTGGATGCGATGGACTATGGGATGTATTTGATAATCAAGGAGCAGTAAATTTTGTATTAAATGAAATGAAAAATGACTATAAATATAATATAGGCACTAATAGTTTAAAAAATAATATTGCTAAAAAAATAGCAACTAAAGCAATTGAAAGAGGTAGTTCAGATAATGTCAGTTGTATGATATTATTTTTTTAGAATATGGTGATATATAATTAAAATTAATTTATGTTTATATTTTAAGTACTTTTTTTTATGATCCATAATATATATATATCTATATATTATAAGGAATTATAATATATGGATTACAAACATAAATATTAGAAATATTGACAAAAATATAAATTAACTAACCAACTCTAATGGTTCATATTTCTTAAATTTTTCATTAAATCGACATTTCATTTTATGATAAATTTTATCTTTAAACAATTGTCTCATATTATGACTCTGAACTATAGTAGATATATAACAGATACCTAATCTTTTTTCTGATTCAATATCAATTACATCAAATACTTCTTTCATTAAAGTTTTCTTAATTATAAAAGTATCTTTATCGTTTTTAACATCAGTTTTTGGTAATTCATTCTTTAATGCTTCGACTTCATGATTATTTACATATATATAATTCATACCACTTCTAGATGGTAAGAATATAAATCCATTAATAATATATTCAGTTGTCTTCATTTTTTCAGCAACTGCATTAATTTGATCAATTGAATATAATTTAATTACATTTAACTTCATATTATGATCATAAAATTTATCGGTAATATATTTATCAAGAGATTCTAATTTTGATTGCATTCGTTCAGTTAATAGTTTTTCATTTTCCAACATATAACAATCATGAATTAGAAATATATTATCTTCATTTTTACGAATAATGCGTCCTTCAATTAATGTATTCTTAAATATAGACGGATTACATTTTACATTCATTTGATACATATTTATATCTCTAAAATTAATCTGTTCCTTCTTATATTTTATATTTTTTTTATCAACTAATACACATATGTTTAAATCATTAAACTTTGTAAAGATTAAATAAAAGTTATATCCCTGAAAATGTGGAATTACATAAAAATTTTCTTTATTCTTATTAATTGTATCTAATATATCTTCAGAATCAATAATTTTGTACCTAAAATTATACACATTAACATTAGAATAGATTAAATTAATGATATAATTTTTAAGTGTAACATCGGTTATTAATTTAGATTTGAAATAACCTAAATTAAGAACATTAGAAGTATTTACGTTCATCTTAATAATATTCTTATTGTTTTGTATTTATATATTTATAAATCAATTTTTATTTTCTAAATTGATTCATTAAATAAGCAATTGTATCAGCAGGACCAATTTTAACTTTAGACTTAGATCTTGATTTAGGAGTTGATTTAGGACTAGATTTAGGACTAGATTTAGGACTTACTTTTACAGTATCTTTGGGACTTACTTTTCTTAAAGAACTAACTAATTTAAAGAAATTTTGATCTTTCACTTGTTTCTTTTCTTTCACTTGTTTCACTTGTTTCACTTGTTTCTTTTCTTTCTTTTTTTCTCTTTTCTCTTCTTTTGGCATCTTTGGATGTTTCATTACTTTATATCCTGCATTTGGTAAACCAGTATCAAATTGATATCTTCTTTCAGTCTTGGGATCATAATAATGTGTTTGATATAATGCCTTCTTAGATGAATTATTTGGAACTATATTATTTAAATTATTAACTAATGCATAATTATCATTTGTAACTTCATTAAATAATTGATATGTATTTTTTGCTTTAGATTCTTTAATTAGTGAATGCATATTAAATCCAAAACGATCTGCCATATTTGTATCTACTTTATATGCAGGTTCTGGAATCATAAATCCTGCACCATAATTTTTAATTTCAAGTGTATCTATAAATTTTTCTCTATTTGGTCCAGCTTGTCCAATTTGGCTAGTTATTTGTTTAGTTAAATTTCTAATTCTTGTATCCTTTGCTTCCTTCTTTAAGGGAGCAATAAAAAGATAAAATAAAAATAAACATAAAATATATAAAATAATTAATAACATTATATAATATAGAAATATAATTATATTTTATTTATAATAATGAAAACAATAGTTGAATCAAAAAACTTAAGTATTGATGATAGTCTTCCAAATCAGGCAGTTAATGTCGAGTCTCTTAACATAAGAGATACTGATCCTACATCAGGTGCGATAAGTACAGTAATTAGTCAACCTACAAATGAAACATCCAAGGATACCAATGAAAAGGTAACTCAAAGTAAATATGATATTAAAAAATTTTTATCTGATATCTTTGATGTAAGACAAAAACTAAATGAATTAAAAATTAGATTATCTTTTGAGATTAAAGATAGTGTGCTAAATATTATAAAATTAATAATTGAAAACTCACCAAAGTCTCTTGTATTAATTTCTAAAACTTTAGAAGATATTGTAAGTGATGGTGTATTGAATTATAATGATATTCCAAAGTTAGTATTATTAATTACTACCTTATATAATACAGAATTCAGTAAATTAGATACATTCAAAGGTATTACACAAAAAGATGTAATTGAATTTATTAAATTTTTAATTCATTCCATAGTTGAACTTGAATTAGTACAAGTAAATGATAAAAAAAAAATATTTGAAATGGTTGATATATCATTAAATCTACTCGAAACAAATATAAATGTAATGGATGTAATCTCTTCAGTTAAGTCCAATTGTTTACCTTTTAATTGGACTAATTGTATGAAAAAAGTAAATGATCAAAAATTAGTAACAGTTATTAGTACTGCAGATGATGTAACAAGAGGTGCAACTATTGTTAATGAAGTAGTTGTAAAAACAGAAGGAAAAAGTATTTGGCCTTGGTCTAGAAAATAATAATTTTAAAAAATAAATAAAATTTTAGAAAGTAAATAAAAATTTATAATGATTCAAGTTCTATAATATGTTCATTAAATTGAGTTCCTGGAAATAATTCAATCATAATATTGTTTTTTATAATAAAACTATCTTTAATATCATTTTTTAAAGATTGTTCATTACAAGTAATATACAATACCTGTTTCTTTTTTAGTTGTGTAAGATTAATCTTATCAAAGTAAGCATATCCACTACGGCCTGGACTCATCACAATTGTAGTATTATCATCTGATTCATTAATTGAAGTAACGAGAGCTTCCTTTGAAAGAATTGTATTCCAATTTAACTTATGGGTTTTTATTAATTTTAATCCATCATTATATGCAATTTCGCATGGATTAATACATGTAATTTGCTTAAACTTTGTATGAAGTCCTAATGCAATATGAAAACTATTTCGACCATATACAATTAGTTTTTCATTAGGATCTACACGTGTATTTATTGTTGAATACAGAATATTACCCATTTCATGATTTGCTTGAATGAATGAATTTGGTATAATCTCAATTCCAAGTTTATTGATAAAAATAGTCAACGAATCAGTTCCATACAGATGAAATACTTTTTCTTTGTATTCATAATAAAATGAAATTATATCTCCAAATTTTTTTACTGTTTCATAAAATGATTTCATTTTTTGAAAATCAATTTCCATTACATTTAGTTTTAACATAAATTCATCATCATCATTTATATTAATTCGAAGACCTATAAAAATTGGATCAATTTTTATTGTCATAATAAGATTATATAGTTTTAGGATTCGCTTATCCCAAAATTGTTGATTAGTAACTTTATCAAAGTTAAAACTAACTACAGTACGATAATTCAATTGATTAATTGCTCGAATTATTTTATTCGGTTGCATTTTTAGTATATATTAGTATTATATTTTATAATAAAGGAAAAACAATTTATAATTTCAATTTTTATTAATGCTAAATTCTTTGAATTTAGCATTAATAAAAATTGGTGGGAATGAAATGACAGAACAATTCTTATTAATAAATAATCACTCAAACTAATCTCTAGGTAAAACAATAAGACATCCATCAATTGAATACTTATTCCAATTCTTTCGAATATATTCAATTTGTGAATTATTAGTAATACATATAGCATCATAAGATTCTTTTAATGATTCATATTCAATAATACTATTAAGAAGTCTTTCATTTGTTTCTTCTAGTTTATTTTTCTCATGTGGTATCGATGATATATTTTCTTTGATTTGAATTTCTTCGGGAGTATCAAATTGTTTACTTTTTACAACATATGGCTTATTTATTTTAATTTGATTTAATTCTTCCGATAATATTGGTATCTGGTCTAATAGAAAATTAATCTTTTTCTCATTATCTTTAATTTGTTGCTTATACTTTTTAATTTCTTCTGCATAATTAATATCTGGAGTTGTTATAAGTTTTTCAAGTCTTTTAATTTCATTTGTAAGATATTGATCTCTTAATCGAATATTATCTCTTTCAATAAATTCATCTATATAATGCATATTATCTTTAACTTCTGTAGATAGACTTTCATAATAATTATCTGGAGTTCTTTTAGGACATACATTAATAAGTATCTCTGCAAAATCATCTCTTAGTTTCTGCAAGTTTTCTTTTTCTATTTGTAAGCGTTCTCCTTCTGTAGGGGGAGTACGTTTCATCCATTTTGATTTGAAATTATTAGTATTCATTCTATAATTTATATATAATGTAATGTAGTTATATATAATATATAAATATATCAATTTTATTTAAAGAAATTAACTGGTTGACTCGTTGACTCGTTGATTTATTAATTGATTTATTAATAGTGTTTATACTTAACCATAACTAGTAAAATCATAGCAATAAAAATACAAATTAATGCCATTAATGAAACATAACTAGGTATATAAAATGGTTCAATTATATCAGTCATCTTTTCTACTTTCTTGTTTTTATTTTTTGTATTTTTTTTAACATCAAGATTATTTTCTTGTATATAATAATCATAGAAATCATCAAGTGTAATCTCGGATTTATTTTGTATTTGTCTTATATTATTATGACATTTTAAAATCCATTCTACAAGCAAATCTCTAGAACTTAAGACGTTTGAATTTAATGGATTTTTTTCAAGATATTCACTATAGTGTTTTCTACATTTCTCACATGGTAATACATATTTTAATGATGTAAGAAAACTTTTAAAACCTCTAATATCTTCATTAGAAGGATCTAATGGATATGCTGTTATAGCAGTATCTATAAAAAACCATGCTTTAGGTCCCCATGTCATTGGATCAATATTTGCGTGTTTATTACTCATATATAATTAATAAATATTATTTTTATAAAAGAAATTATATTAAATATTATTTATAATAGAAAAATCAGTATATTCTGTTGGTTCTAAATATTTTTTTGTAAGTAATTTTTCATCTAGTTCAATATATAATTGTTTATGTTCAGTAGTGTTTAAATTATACGGATTCAATAAATATTCATCTAATACATTATTTCGTAAAATTACATTATTATTATAGAAATATTTAAGTAGTTGAAATGAAATTTGAATTAGTTTTGTAGTAGAATTAAGTTTATCAATATAATTATTCGTATAGTTTGGTATAGCCATGATCTTATTATAATTTATAAATGGAAGCAAAAGTTCAATATTATTATACATATTCAATTTTATTGTTGAGTTTGGTAGCCATTCATACCACATATATACTTCAATTGGCACCCATTCATTAATCTTTGGATATCTAATATTTCCACGAATAATCATATTATTATTAATATCTAATACCACATCATTTTTATGCAAATTTGAATATTGAGAATTAATAATTTTAATTCCATTTTGAATTAAATTATTAAATAA